TACGATTGTGGTAAAAAACGGTGGGTCTATAACGGCATTGCATCCTCCGCGCCATAGTGCTACAGTGCCTGTATTCCGGGGTTAGCCCGGTGTATTAGACAGTCCCGGCTGACGACATGCAGACTAATACACCGACATCGCATGTGAGGATCTAATGGCAAACACAACCTTTAGCGGCCCAGTCATATCTGACAATGGGTTCATCGGCAACATTACAGGCGCAGTTGCCTACACCGAGCTGACCGATGCTTCCACATTGACCGCCGCGCAATCAGGTACTACGTTTTTCTTGAATTCAGCTACTGAATTTGCAACAACACTGCCTGCTCCTGTAGCCGGATTGACCTACACCTTTATTGTTAAAACGGCCCCTTCCGGTGCCAGTTACACCATAGTAACTGCATCAAGCGCAAACATTATTAAGGGTCAAGCGGTCAATGCAGCGGGCGTGGCTGGTGATACAGGAACCGCCGATGACACCATCTCTTTTGTTGATGGCCAAGCGGTGGCTGGCGATATGGTCACTGTCATCAGCGACGGTACAAATTGGTTTGCTAAGGGCTTTTGCGCGGTTGCTGCTGGCATCACCTTTACGCAAGCCTCTTAATAGGAGGCTCTGATGAGCGCCAGTAATATCCAGGCAGTCACCAAGACTGCCGATGCCCACGCGATTGCTGGGCGCACGCGGGTGATTGGTGTGTACTTCACCAACACGGCCACAGCATCTTCATTTGCCCTGAAGAACGGCAGCACCTCTTCGGGCACTGCGTTAATGACTATCAACACGCCTGCTTCGGCAGGGGCCAGTGATCTCATCATCCCGGACATGGGTATTTTGTTTGATGATGGTGTGTTTATTGACGTCAACGATGTCAATGTCACCAGCGTAACGCTGCTTTTTTACGGTGGAGCAGCACAGTAATGGCTAAGTCCAAGGGCATGGGCATTGCGACGTCGGTCAAGAGCGGTAACTTTCGACCGACCAAGCAGGGCGCAGGCATGACGCAAAAGGGCGTCGAAGCCTATCGCCGTGCCAACCCTGGCAGCAAACTCAAAACAGCGGTAACCTCGGACAATCCGGGACCTAAAGACGCTGCGCGAAGGAAGTCATTCTGTGCTCGTTCAGCGGGCCAGATGAAGCAGTTTCCTGAAGCAGCCAAAGACCCAAACAGCCGTATAAGGCAGGCTCGACGCAGATGGAAGTGTTAAATGGATACCGGAGTCATTGTTTGGAATTTAGTAACGTCGTTTTTCGTTGCCTTAGTCATGTTTATGATTAAGATGAATCACGACGAGCAGAAGCGCATTCAGATTCTGCTCAATAGAACTCGGGAGGAAATTGCCCGTGATCACATCACTCGTGCAGAGGTTCGTGCGGACCTTGAAAAGATTATGGAACGGTTTGACACAGGCTTTGAAAGACTTGAGTCAAAAATTGATGCCCTCGCGAAAAAGGGATAGTGAAGATGGCCACTAAGCCAGGACTGTACGCAAATATCAACGCCAAGCGCAAGCGTATTGCTGCTGGATCGGGCGAAAAGATGCGCAAAGTTGGTTCCAAGGGTGCTCCTACGGCGCAAGCTTTTAAGGAGTCTGCAAAAACCGCAAAAAAGGTGAACAAATCATGATGAAGAGTTATCAAAAAGGTGGTATGGCTGATGACATGGGCCGTGCGCTCAAGCGCAAGACCAAAGATGCCATGGGCCGTGCTATGCCCAAGATGCCTCCCATGCCTATGGGCATGAAGAAAGGCGGAAAAGCCATGAAAATGGCCAAAAAGGGGAAATAATCATGGCTGGACGTGGCATGGGCGCGGCAACGCGCGGAGGTGGTGCAGTCACCTCGGGTCCTCGGAACAAGATGCTGAGCAAAACCAGCACCAAAACCGGACCTGTGATGATGAAAAGCGGTGGGCTGGTCAACCAGCACAAGCGCATGGCCATGAAGGGTGTCAAGAAAATGAAAATGGGCGGCTCTAGCTGCGCGTAAATGGCAACTTCAGGAACGACCGACTTTAACCTCTCGATTGATGACTTAATCGAAGAGGCTTTTGAGCGCTGCGGCATGCGTCCCACGGCGGGATATCAATTGTCGTCTGCGCGACGGTCGTTAAACCTGCTCTTTTTAGACTGGGCCAATCGGGGGCTGAACCTCTGGACCATTGAGCAAGCGACCTATACCCTGTCTCCTGGGGGATACGAGATCACGCTTGGATCAGATACGGTCAACGTGCTTTCGGCGGTCATCCGTTTGCCTGGAGTAAGTCCGCAGCAAGACATCACGCTTGATCGGATCAGTCGCGAGGAGTACCTAGACCTACCCGATAAAACTGTGCAAGCCCAGCCTGCACAGTTATATGTACAACGTGCTAACACGTTCAAGGTCTTTTTGTACCCATCACCCAATCTTGCTTACACGCTGGTTTACTACCGCATTCGCAGGATCCAGGATGCGGGCACCTATACCAATACGGCAGATGTCAACTTCCGCTTTTTGCCTTGCCTTGCTTCTGGGCTCGCCTATCAGATTTCATTGAAATATGCGCCTGAGCGAACGGTCATATTGAAGCAGATCTACGAAGAAGACTTCGCGCGCGCGGCGGCAGAAGATCGTGACACAGCAAGCGCACTCTTTATCCCCGACTTCGGGCAGTAGGCCATGGCCTTTGCAACAGGCAAATTCTCCTTCGGCCTGTGTGATTACTGCGGCCAGCGGTACTCCTACAATACCCTGCGCAAGAACTGGCGCGGGTTCATGGTCTGTCCTGACGACTATGAGCCCAAAGAGCCGCAACTCTACCCGCTTAAGTATCGAGGCGATGCGATTGCGCTTAAAGATCCTCGCGTTGATCGCGTTGAGCCGGTTACAATCTATCTTGGAACTCCAGGTTTTAGCGCGCCGTTCCAAAGCATTGGTTCTGGGTTCAGTACGACTAATCGCACAGACATGCAGCCGTACCCACCCCAGGCTTTTGTTGCCGGATACGGGCTTGTTGGCAACGTCACCGTGGTGATCTCATGACTTACGACGAACTCGTCACCAACATTAGAAACTACACCGAGGTGGACAGTAATGTCTTCAGCAACTCGGTAATTAACACCTTTATCACAATGGCGGAGAATCGCATTCTCCGTGATATCGACCTGGATTACTTCAAGAAAGAACAATCAGGCGTTCTTACCGCAGGCAATAAGTTTCTTACAACACCTTCAGACCTTCTTACCCACAGGTACTTATTGCTTACAAGTGGTGATGACCAGATCTTTTTGGATTTTCGTGACACGTCGTTCATGAAAGAATATTGGCCTGGAGTCACGGAAACTGCTGGAAGTTTTAATATTGGTACCGTCTACACCATTATTTCTGTAGGCACAACTGATTTCACCGCAATTGGAGCAGCAGCCAACTCACCGGGTACTACGTTTACTGCTACTGGCGTGGGTTCTGGCACTGGAACGGCGACCCCCTCTGGTGTACCAAAATATTACTCGGTTTGGAGCCAATCTACTTTTTACATTGCTCCTACACCAAGCAGTGGGTATACGGTTGAACTAGGCTACATCTACCGCCCTGCGCAGCTTGCAAGCACGAATCCCGAGACATGGATCAGCATTAATGCACCGGAAGCATTGCTCTATGCCTGTTTGATTCAGGCCTACAGTTATACCAAAGGACCGCCTGAAATGCTGAACTATTTCAACCAGAGCTATCAACAAGCTATACAAGGCTTGGGCCTGGAACAGCAGGGACGTCGTCGTCGTGATGAATACAGAGACGGCATGATCCGGTTGCCCATCAAGTCAGTGAGCCCAGGACCTTAGTATGGCGCTTTCAATCACTACGGCAATGCCAACAAGCTTTAAAGTAGAGCTTTTGAAGGGTATTCATGACTTTTCAAATCCAGGCGGAGACGTCTTTAAGATTGCTTTGTTCAAAGGCCTTGGAGCGGGATCCGGGACCTATGGCGCATCAACCACCAATTACTCCCAAATGGGATCGAATGAACTCAGCACGGGAGGCGGATACACCGCAGGCGGCGAGACACTAGCTTCAGTGACGCCCGTTGCGGATGGGACCGCCTCTGTGGTGACTTTTGCAAACGTTAGTTGGAGTGCGGCATCGTTTACTTCATCTGGGGCCTTAATTTACAATGCCTCAGCCTCTAACGCGGCATGTGCTGTTATAAGTTTTGGCGGAGATCAGGTGACTTTGAATCAAACTTTTCAGATTCAATTTCCTTCCGCTTCTGCATCTACTGCAATCATTCGGATTTTGTAAGGAATACACCATGAAGCTTACAGCTAAAGCAACAGACACAGCCGCTTGTGGGCTGATTACCAACCCCGGATCGTCGGAAGGGTTAAAGGCCACAGGCCGGTTTTTGATTGAGTGCTATGACAAAGACGGTAATCTCAAGTGGACAGATGAGTCCAAGAACCTTGTGGTCAATGTCGGGCTTCAATACATGGCTGGCAGCGCACTAACAAGTACGGCGCAGATTACGACT